GTTCGGCACCCACCGAGCCCTCAACGCCCGCATCCAGGGATCGGCCGCCGACATCATGAAGAAGTCCATGGTCGACGTCTACGAGTCTGGCGTGTGCGACGTCCTGGGCGTCCCGCAGCTCACGGTCCACGACGAGCTGGATGGCAGCTACCCCGACACCAAGATCGGCCGCGAGGCCCTGCGCGAGATGCAGCACATCATGGCCAACTGCGTCAAGCTGTCCGTCCCCCTGGTCGTCGAGGGCGAGGTCGGGGACAACTGGGGATCGGGGTCGAAGGAGGCCTACAAGAAGATCGAGGCCGAGCGCGGCCGCCGGAAGCTGCCGCGGTCGACCGCAGCCCGGCCGGCCGTAGCCAGCCGACCCATGAAGCAGAGAAGGAAGGTGGAGCTGTGAGGGAGCCCAGGACCCACTGCAAGAACGGCCACGAGTATGTGGAGGGCAACTACTACCTGCGCCCCCGGACCAAGAGCGGTGACACCAAGATCTACCGGGCCTGCCGCATCTGCCGCCGCTTCCAGGAGAAGATGGCCCGGGTCTACGGCAAGGAGCGCCACCGCCATCCCATGACGGACGAGCAGGCCGCGGAGGTCCTGTTCGAGCTGGAGAGGGGGAGGACTCTGGACAGCATATGCCACGGGGAGCCGGGGAAGCCAGCAGTCATCTACGCAGAGCGGGTGAGGGCCTACCGCAAGGCAAACCCCGACTACGAGGCCAGGGTCCAGGTCCTGCTGAAGATCCAGGACGACGACAGGAGGAAGAAGAGATATGCGCATCGTGAGACTGAAGCTGAAGGGGCCGTGGTCGACCAAGGGCACCGACGAGGACAAGGGTATCCTGAGAAGCTGGACGACCGACTTCATCACCATAGCTGACAACGACTTCGGCCTGAACATCCGGACGTACCGCATCGTCGACATCGCTCGCATAGACGAGAGGGATAGCTGGAGCGACTGAGTTGCACGAGAGGATAGACGGAAACTTCTCGAGGACGACGGGGCTGAAGTGCATCAGGTGCCAGTCGACGGACGTGGGCGTCGTCGAGACGAGGAAGACCCAGGTGACGATCCGACGGGCCCGGAGGTGCGGGAGGTGCGGCGTCATATTTCGGACGATGGAGATCCCGGAGGACTGGCTGAGGTCCACAGCCTCCGACGAGCTCCTGGACCACGTGAGCGCCGACCTGCGATCCCGCAAGCGGCACAAGAAGAGGAGAGCTAAGAGTGGCAAGCGACGACCTGGCGCACCAGCGCGAGTACGACACAGTGAGGGCGGACTACCCGACCATCCCTCCCTGGGAGGAGCTGACGGAGGATCAGAAGGAGAAGGTCCGCCAGGCCAACCGGGAGAAGTGGCGGTTCTTCCAGGACCTGGGCGAGGCAGTCCGGACGGGCGGTGAGCTGCCCAAGATCAACTTCGGGAGGCTGAGCGATGGCAGATGATCGGAAGCTCATACTGGACGCCATGAAGTACAGGAGCGGCAGCGACAGCTGCAACAGCTTCTACATGGGCAGCTCAGCGACGGCAGGGCTGTACCACATCCTCGGCCTTCGGTATGGCGGGAGCGAGCCGTTCGAGGACGCGCTCATGGCCGCCAGCGACGAGAAGGTCGCCGAGGTGAAGAGGGCCGCCCAGAGGTACATCGACTACATGCTCGAGCACCCTGTCAGCCGATGCCCGACGTGCGGGAGCATCGTCAGCAAGGAGCAGCACCATGGCTGAGGACCGGCTCTATGCTGACTGCATCCAGACGTTCACCGGCCGGCCCTTCTGGCCCCTGGACCCGCGGCCCGACGACGTGGACATCGTCGACATAGCCCACGCCCTGTCCATGCAGTGCCGCTTCCTCGGCCACTGCAAGGACTTCTACAGCGTCGCCGAGCACTCCGTCCACGTGGCACACCAGCTCCCGCCCGGTCCCCTCCAGATGTGGGGACTGGTCCACGATGCCCCCGAGGCCTACCTCTACGACTTCGCCACGCCCGTCAAGCGGAAGATGCCGGGGTATGGCGACGCCGAGGGCGTCCTGATGGGCGTCATCAAGGCGAAGTACGGGCTCCGGGGCGAGATGCCCCCAGAGGTCCACGCCGCCGACATGGCCGTCTTCGGCGCCGAGATCCGGCAGATCATGGCGACGCCCAAGTTCGGGTGGACGTACTGGCCCGACCCAGCGCCGATCAAGATCATGTGCTGGTCTCCGCGACAGGCAAAGGAAGCGTTCATGGCCGCGTTCAGTCGGCTGCAGCTGAGGGGGTGGATCTGATGAGTGACTTGAAGGTAGGCGACCGCGTCGTCAAGTCGGGCGGGAGGTACGGCGGGCCGGGCGTCATCGTCGGGATGACGACGGACCTGGATGGGACGGGGCACGTCCTCTACAACGTCGCCATGCGGGTGGAGGGAGGCTACGGCCAGTTCGTCCACGTCTTCCCCGGCAGCATGCTGACGAAGTTCGATCCGGACCCCAGCTCCGGGGAGGTGGAGGAGCCGTACCTCATATGGTCCGGGCACAAGCGCATGTGGTGGCGGGAGAACTACCGCGGATACACGCCCCAGGCCACGGAGGCCGGCAAGTACACGAGGGCTGAGGCACTGTCCATCCTCCGGGACAGCCGGGTGGGGAGGAGCCCTGGCTCCCCTCCGGACTATGTCATGGTCCGCCTAGCAGATGCTCTAGCTGGATAAGAACAGATAGGGTATTTACTTTGGGCCTGCTGAGAGGCATCCTGGTAGCCTCAGGCACAGGGGCAGCTCAGCTGGCCTCTCTACCCAGTCGAGCAAGAGGAACAAGCAGATGATCAAGGAAGCACTAGGGGCCTACGCGAACTCGAGGGCCTTCCAGAAGGTGTTCGTGATGGACCGGAGCCGGACCATCGGGGCATCGGAGATCGGGCGGTGCGCCCGGGAGACTTACTACCGAAAGACTGAGGGCCGGATGGACGACGACCACGTGGACAGCTGGGGAGCCCGGCTCCGCGGAACTGTCATGGAGGACCGCTTCTGGCAGCCTGCCATGCAGAAGAAGTTCGGCAAGTCCCTCCTGTTCTCTGGCAACAAGCAGACCACGTTCGCAGACAAGTACCTGTCCGCCACCCCCGACGGCCTCGTCGTCGGCCAGAAGCGAAACATCCTCGCCGACCTCGGCGTCCCCGACATCGGGCCCAGCGGGTGCTTCGTCATCGAGTGCAAGACCATCGACCCCCGCGTCAATCTGTACGAGGCAAAGCAGGAGAACGTGATCCAGACGCACGTTCAGCTGGGCCTCATCCGCGAGTTCACGATCTACAAGCCGGACTTCGCCGTCATCAGCTACACCGACGCCTCGTTCTGGGACGACGTGGACGAGTTCGCGGTCAAGTTCGACCAGGACATCTTCGACAAGATGCACGCCCGGGCCGTCAAGATCAAGACCGCGACCGACGCCAGCCAGCTTCCCCCGGAGGGCTGGATCGCCGGCGGGAAGGACTGCGAGCACTGCGCGTTCACCCGCGCCTGCGGCATCATCCGCCGGTCCGTCCCCGAGCGGGAGGCCGCGGCCGATCCCCAGTTCGTGGCAGAGATGACCGACCTGTGCCGGCAGCACGCCGCGGTCGACATGGACATCAAGAGCAAGACCGTGACGCTCAACTCCCTGAAGCAGGAGATCAAGGATCGCCTGCGGGCCAAGAGCGTCCGGAAGATCCCGGGCGTGGTGTCCTGGTCCCCCGTGAAGGGCCGGGACAACTACGACATGAAGGGCATCCGCGCGGCAGCAGAGGCGGCGGGCATCGACCTCGCCCCCTACTGCACGACCGGCGACCCCACAGACCAGCTTCGCGTCACCGTCTCTGGCGGCTGACGCGCGGGCCCTGGGGCACCCGCCCCGGGGCGAACCATCCCGCCGCAGGAATGGTCCCGCTGGCGGAACGAGAGACAGAGAGAACAGGAAGCAGAAGATGGCAAGAAGCAAGCCCAAGACCCAGTCGACCGCCGCAGGCGCGGCAGCTCAAGAAGCATCGCAGGACGCAGAACGGGACGCCCCGGCGTCGGGGAGCGCGAGCCTCCCCGCGACGACGGATCAGGAGTACCGGTCACTGGCCACGCCGCCCGAGCGCAACGCCTTCGAGTCGTACGGCGACCAGGTCAGCACGAAGTTCCTGGTCGGCACCCTCCTGAAGTTCAACAAGGGGGACTGGCTGACGGGGGACAACGACAGCGAGGTCGAGGTCGGGACCCGGTTCGTCGCCAACATGAACCAGCTCATGATCGGCTGGATCAAGTGGGTCGACAATCGCCCGGACCAGCAGATCATGGGCGCCCTCGCGGACAACTTCCAGGCCCCGCGGCGGAATACCCTGGGAGACGAGGACGAGGACGAGTGGGAGCTCGACACCCAGGGACGCCCCCGCGACCCCTGGCAGTTCAGCAACTACCTGGTCCTCAAGGAGCCGGGCGAGGATGCGTCGGAGGAGAACCTCTACACCTTCGCCACGTCCTCGAAGGGCGGCATCGGCGCGATCGGCGAGCTGTGCAAGAAGTACGGCAAGGAGATGCGCATCCGCCCGGACGAGTACCCGATCGTCGAGATCGGGGTGCACAAGTACAAGCACTCCAATCCGGAGTTCGGCATCATCAAGACGCCGACCTTCACGATCGTGGGCTGGGAGAAGAAGTCCTTGTTCGACCCCGTCGCCGGAAGCGATGACGAGGGCGAGGACGACGCTCCGGAGCAGGCCGCCCCGCCGGCCAAGAAGAAGGCAGCTGCTCGCAAGAGCCGCTGACGACTGAGCCCGCTGGACCCCGGGGAAGCTCGCGCCCCGGGGGACTGCGCAACATCAACCCGAGCTCTTCTGGGGGAGAGACGTGAGAGACTTCATCACCGACTTCTTCCTGCCGCGAGTGGCAGGCAGCATCTTCATCGCCACCCTGCCGAATGACCGAGACGCCACAGCCAGCATCCCTGAGAGGCACCTCCTCACCCGAGACCCGGAGCGGATAGCCCGCTTCGTCAGCAAGTGGGACAAGCCAGAGCGCGGCCTCTTCTACAGCGTCAGCACCATCGCCGACGGCAAGCCCCGCCGGAAGCAGCACGCCCGAGAGATGGCGTTCGTCCACGCCGACATCGACTTCAAGAGCATCGAGTTCAGCCGGGACCAGGTCGAGGAGGTCCTCCGCAACCTGCCGATCCCGCCCGCCCGCGGCCACGCCTCTGGCAACGGCCTGCACTGCTTCTGGCCCCTGGCCGTCCCCCTGACCACCCTGGAGGAGCACGAGGCCGCCGCCAAGACCATGCGCCGCCTCGCCCACGCCCTGTCGAGCGACCGGATGGTCTGCCACAGCGTGGCCCTCCTGCGCTTCCCCGGCTCCCACAACACGAAGGGCGGCAACTGGCGCGAGGTCGAGGTCGCCTGGGACAACCCGGACCAGCCCGACACCTCCCTGGAGGAGCTCGAGCGGATGCTCGACGCGATCCCGCAGCCGCTGATCCCCAAGCGCGACACCGGCGAGAGCAACCCGTTCCTCCGGGCCGCCGACGAGATGGGCTTCCGCGGGCCCATCGACGTGGAGCAGCGCCTGGCCGACATGACCGTGGGCGACGTCGACTCGGGCGTCCACATCACCCTCCTGAGCTGCTCGGCAGCCCTCATGAACGACGGCGTTCCCGAGGACGAGGTCGTGGAGCGCCTGATGGCAGCGGTCCGCCGGGTGGCCCCCAGGTCCTGGAACCTCGGCCTCGAGGAGCGGAAGATCCGCCGCCTCTGCTCTGACTGGCGCCGGAAGCACCCGGAGGTGGCGGACCGCGAGAGGCGGGAGAGGCCGAGCCAGTCAGAGATCCTCCGGGAGGAGATCGCCAGCTCCGGCCCCGACGACTTCGTGGTCGAGGGGTCGAGGCCGGCGCACCTGCGAGTCGCCAGCAGCCAGCCCGACCCAGACCCGGACCCGCCTCCTCGGCCGAAGGTCCGGAAGCGCAGCGACGTCGAGCGGGAGGACGCTCCCAAGCCTAAGAAGATCACGGGAGCGGCGGGCATGAGCCGGGACGACATGGACGACGGCACCGGAGAGGCAGGCGAGGGCGACTCGTCGAACGTGGTCAGCCTGGCCGCCGCCCGGGACCAGCGCAGGCCGTCCAAGAAGAAGGGCGACGCCCACGTCGTCATCGGCGAGGGCATCCTGAACAAGCTGCGCGACCAGGGCCAGCAGATCCTCTACAGCGACAGCCGCCTCTGGCGGTACCGCGACGGCATCTGGTCCTCGTACACCGGCGACGAGGAGAAGGCCTGGATCGCCTCGGAGGTCGAGCTCGGCTGCAGGGCCCTGCGGATCACGTCCACGACCAAGCTGGTGAACGAGGCCCGCAGCTGGCTCCTGCGCAACCCCGGCGTCTACCAGCCGCGGGTCGACTGGGACGCCCACGGCATGATCCCGACGCGGTCGGGCATGCTGGACCCGTCCACCCTGGAGATCGTCCCCCTCGCCCCGGAGCACCGGGCCACCCGCGTCATCCCCTGCGAGTACGACGCAAGCGCCGAGTGCCCCGTGTGGGAGAGCATGGTGAGCGACGTCCTGGCCAGCGACGAGATGGTCCGCTTCGTCCAGGAGGTCATCGGCATGTCCCTCCTGCCCACGAAGCCCCGCGCCCTGATGCGGGCCCTGGTCCTCCTGGGGCCGTCGAACTCCGGCAAGTCGAACCTCCTGAACGTGATGGCCGGCCTGTCCGGCGACAAGGTGAACTCCACGGCCCTGGCGACGCTGGAGAACGTGCACGGCCTCGTCAGCTTCCTGCAGCCGCACCCCTGGGTGCTGCACGAGGCCTTCGAGCAGTCCCGCTGGGAGATGAGCGCCAACGCCAAGGCCCTCATGTCCGGCGACCCCGTCACCGTGAACATCAAGAACGGCGCCCTGGTCACGCACCAGTTCAGGGCGCCGATCTTCTGGGGCACCAACGTCCCGCCCCAGTTCAAGGAGTCGTCCCGGGCGATGGAGAACCGCCTCGTCATCGTCAAGTGCCAGCGCGTCTACGACCCCCAGATCGTCGTCGGCGCGGCGAAGATCGCCCAGGACCGAGGCTACAGCTCGCCGTCCGAGCTCGTCCTCCGAACCGAGCTGTCCGGCCTCCTCAACTGGGCCGTCGCCGGGATGGTCCGGGCCAGGACGCGCGGCCACTACGTCATGCCAGAAGCAATCCACCAGGAGCTCTACCGGATGAGGATGGACAGCAACATGGCCTCGGGCTTCCTCGAGGAGTGCGTCGACTTCGACATCAACAAGATGATCAGCGTCCCCGACATGTACGGCGCCTTCGCTGCCTGGTGGCGGGAGAACCGGGGCGGGCAGACCCCGTCCGTCGACTCGTTCGGCCGGGCCATGGTCTCCCTATCAGATCCCCGCATCGTCCGGGGCAAGACGAGGACCATGCGGTGGTACGCAGGCATCAAGATGAACGAGAGCGGCCTCGACTACTGGAACGCCCACTCGCAGTCCGTCTTCGCTGATCGGTCGGGCATGCGCATCAGCGATGCCGCAGACGACGTCAATGCCACAGTCCTGGGCCAGTGGTGGGACAAGGAAGAGATGAGGATGATGCGGGCCGCCCAGGCCCCGAGCCCCAGCGAGCACCTGGCCGAGGAGCTGACCGTCGAGGTCGACGGCGACGGGCCGTCCCTGGCTGACGCGGCCAAGAGGCCCCAGGACGAGGACGACAAGGGTGGCGGCGACACCCCCGAGGAGGTGCTCACCGCGATGCCGGACGCCAAGCCCGCCCGGCCCAAGCTGAGGCGTCGGCCTGCCAAGGACGAGGGCGCTGATCCCAAGGCTAAGCCGTTGCGGCGGAAGAAGACCAAGCCCCCCGAGAAGCCCTGAGGGCAGCGAGGAGCGCAGAGCTCGCTGGCAGGGTCGGTCCCCCAGCCGATCCAGCCAGCGCAACAGGCGGCCCCCGGAGCGAGATCTGGGGGCCGCCTCAGTGTCCGGCCGGTCGATCCGTGCTCCGCCTTAGTGTCCGGCTGGTTGTCCCCCAGTCCTGGCAGGTGCAGCCTCTGCCCCACCTTGGGTCGCCCTGGGCCCGGCAGCTCAGCTCAGGAGCTCGCTGGGCGCGCTGCTGGCTGGGGCCTGTCTGCCACATCCGGCCTGGTCCCTGGGCCGCCCAGCGGGCCCTAGAACTGATCTGGGGGCGGGCAGCTGTGCGCTGGAGGGCTCAGCCCGGCGCCATTTGGGTAGCCCGCTACCCTCCATCCCCCATTTGGGGGTGCTGGGAGCCGCAGATCGTTGCTCGGGGAGGGTCCCGGCCGGCTGGGAGGCCCGGTCCTGGATGAGAACAGAATGGAAACATCACTTTCTCTTCGTTTGGTAGAGCGTTGACCAAGAGGAAAAAGTTTCAAGCGAGGGTGGACACTTCCCGTGTGTCGCTCTCAGAACTCCTGTGGAACGAGTGTCGCCAATCGGGGGTCCAGAGCGACACAACTGGGGGAGCGACACTGGGTGGACACTTCTCAGAAACGAGGTGTCGCCTGAAAAACCGTAACCAGGCGAACCGCTTAGCCGAGCCGCAAACACTACCGACACTTTTTTACTTAATATGTGTGTGTAGAATATATAAAAGAGAGGGGTATATAAGAGGTGCATAGGGTCAATGGAGGGTGTAAATGTGTGGGCTATATAGTGTGGCCCTGGCCCTGAGTGTCGCAAGGTGTCGCGGAAGCTCATGCCTGGAGAACTCAGGCACTATTTTCTCTTCGACCCCCCGATGAGGCCCGGTGAGGAGAAAATTCCATTTTCTTCGACCCTCCTCGCGCCGACCCCGCCCTGGGACCGGGCTCTTCGCCACAATCTGGACAAAGTGGAACTCGGCGAAATGGCCCAGCCGAGCGGCCTAGCACAAGATCCAGCCCCAGACTCGGGGCCCTGAGTCAGGTGCCAACCCCCTGAGATCCAACAGCTTCTGGTCCCCAGGAGCGCCCGTGGCCTTGTGGGACCGAGGCCCAGGGACCTCAGGGTGGGGGCAGCAGCGTCCTCCCCCTGCCTGACCTCACTGACCCCCGGATCGGTGGGGCAGTCAGCGACGGTGAGCTCCTCGACCTCCTCGATCCCACTGAGGCCCGGGTCGGTGAGTCAGTCAGCGATGGTGAGCTCCTCGACCTCCTCGGCCCCGCCGGCCCCCGGGGTTGGTGAGGTAGTCAGCGATGGTGAGCTCCTCGACCTCCTCGGCCCCACTGATCTTCAAGACGGTGAGGTAGTCAGCGACGGTGAGCTCCTCGACCTCCTCGGCCTCACCAATTCCCGTTGAAGATGTGAGCCGCGGATGAGCCGCAAATGAGCCGCAAACGTTCTCCAACGCCCGTTGACGGGATGAGCCGCAAACGTTCTCCAACCCCCGTTGACGGGATGAGCCGCAAATGAGCCGCAATCGTTCTGTCCGTCAACAGGTATTGACGGGATGAGCCGCAAATGAGCCGCAAACGTTCTCCAACCCCCGTTGATGGGATGAGCCGCAAATGTCCATCAACGGGGGTTGGAGATGTGAGCCGCAAATGAGCCGCAAATGAGCCGCAAACGTTCTGTCCGTCAACGGGGGTTGAAGATGTGAGCCGCAAATGTCCGTCAACAGGGGTTGAAGATGTGAGCCGCAAATGTCCGTCAACGGTGGTTGAAGATGTGAGCCGCAAATGAGCCGCAAACGTTCTGTCCGTCAATGTCCGTTGAAGATGTGAGCCGCAAATGAGCCGCAGACGTTCTTCCCGTCCTGGGACACCCCAGAGAAGATCTGTTGACGGGATGAGCCGCAAGCGTTCTTCCCGTCCTGGGACAGCTGGAGAAGATCTGTTGACGGGATGAGCCGCAAATGAGCCGCGGATGAGCCGCAAACGTTCTCACCCTCGCCGTCAACCACGATCGGGAGCTCCGGGGCGGGGCCCCTCCAGATCCTCATCTTCTTGGTCAACGCCGCACCTGCCCGAGGACGGTGAGATAGTCAGCGACGGTGAGCTCCTCGGGCCTCTCGACCTCGCCGCCCTGGGGATCGGTGGGATAGTCAGCGATGGTGAGCTCCTCGGGCCCCTCGACCTCACTGGCCCCATCGTCAACAGACCGTTGCGGGAACCTGCTCTCCGGGCCTCGCACCGTCCCCCTTCCTGGTCGACGGCGCGTTCACCAAGAAGATGAGCATCCTGGGCGGGCCATCCCAGATCCTCCCAATCTTGGTGAACGCCGCATTGACCAAGACCTTGGCCAACGCGCCGTTGACCACAATTGGGAGCACTTCCGGGCCCTCGCCCCAGATCCTCCCAATCGTGGTGAACGCCGACGCTCTTCGGGGTGGACACTCTTCTGATCGGGCCGTAGCCTTGGCCCCAGGCACGGGAGACCCACCACCATGACCAGACCAACCCTGTACGCAGCAGCCCTCCGGGGCCGGCCCGCCACCGTCGAGGAGATCTTGGACGAGGAGGGTCGGCCGCACCGCAGCTACCCGGACGCGGAGCTCAAGTGGCTCGTGGCCACGCCGACGCGCGCTGCCCTCCACGACCTCTACGCCACGCTGACCGGCCGGTCCTGGTCGGCCCGGTCATCGGCCATCACCGCCGTCCCCCTGCAGGTCAGGGCCGACGGCTACATCCCCCTCCCGAACGAGGAGAACGACGAGTGAAGATTGTCCTGCAGAGCGAGCGCGGCACCACGTGCGCCGTCGACGTAGACTCCCACGCTGTGCCCCGCCCCGGAGACTGGCTGACGACGCCCGGAGGAGAGGCCGGCGTGGTCACCCGCATCGAGCACCGCTTCTACGGCTTCGGCGACCGAGCTCAGCCCACTGTCCACTACGCCCCCCGGGGCCTGACGGCGGCCGAGGCCTTTCAGCCAGCTAAGACCTTCCGCTCAGCCGGGAACTACCAGCCAGCCGAGCCCTTCCTCCCGAACGAGGTCGCTGCCGTCAGCGAGGCCCTGCCGGCGCCCTGGCCTCCTCGGTCCATCGTCCGCCACAACAAGACCAGCAACCTCTACGAGATCGTCGGCCACGCCAACGTCCAGACCTCGACCTGGTTCGACGGGATGCGCAGCGTCGACATGGACCTGGTGGTCGCCTACCGCAGCCTCAAGGACGGTAGCCTGTGGGTCCGCCCGCACGTCGAGTTCTACGATGGGCGGTTCACCTTCGTCCGGAAGCCGGGGCAGGTGGCGTGACCAAGGTTGTCGTGAAGAAGTTGACCTGGCGGCGGGACGACCTGACCTCGGGCTTCGTCGGCGTCGCCGGCATGGAGAGACGCTACGTCCGGATCGGCTGGAGCAGGGACGAGCCGTTCGAGTTCGGCGGCGTTGGCTACCGGACGCTGGAGGCAGCCCAGGCTGCAGCTCAGGACCACCTGGAGCAGTGCGTCACGTCGGCTCTGGAGACTGTCCCGTGACTCGCGTCCGCATCCGCTTCAGGGGACGGCTGCCAGCCGACCGGTCCTGCGAGCAGTGCGGCGACCCGTTCGACCAGGAGGCCAGGGCATCGAAGAGGAGGTTCTGCCCGAGGTGCGCCCGCCTCCGGGACGCCGAGTCGACGGAGGCGTCGCGCATCCGCCGAATGGTGAGGCAGAGCCGGGAGGACTGCGGGGCGTTGACGGTCTGTCAACAGTCTCCGCGGTAGGATGGGCTGAGGCCCTGCAGAGAAGAGGAGACTGAGATGGCGACTTCGGTGGACACCACCGTGTATGGAGAGATCGAGGGGACGATGACCCTCAGCGCAGCCTGGAACGGGACGGCGTCGACCTGGAGCACGGTCCGCATCGGCCTGGTCAAGGACAACAAGGTGCCGGGCATGGTGCTCAGCAAGGTCGAGGCCAAGCACCTCCGCGACTGGCTCACGAAGCTGTTCGCTGACGACGATGGCTCGGCGCCGCCGCTGGTCGGCAGCGCTGGCCTGGACTACCCGCTCTACTACATGGTGGACTGTCGCAATGGCGAGGACCCCGCCACGTGGGAGTACGCGTCGGCCCTGGTCCAGCCGGTCATGCGCGGCGACGTCGGCTCGGGAGCCTTCCCGGTCGTCGGCAAGCAGCTGTACGTGAAGGAGCGGACCCGGTACGTCCTCGCCGTCCGGGAGCCGGATGGCAACCCCAAGAGCAACCCCCTCCGCCTCGGCATCGTGTTCGTGCGCGACTGGAAGAGCGGCGACGCGGGAGGGAAGTGACGATGGCAGCCCTCCCCGACAAGATGAGCGACCTGCTCGCCCTCGCTGCCCGCGACCTCCGGGCCGTGGAGGAAGACTCCGCGTACCGGGTCGACATGTCTGACTGGCACTTCCCCGACCCCTACACGGGGCAGTGCGAGGTGTGCATGGCGGGCGCCGTCCTGGCCGTGACCGTCGGCGTCGATCCCCAGGAGGAGTTCGTCCCGGACACGATGACCCTGGACCTCCACAAGAAGATGCTGGCGATCAATTCCCTCCGGATGGGCAACGTCCACAAGGCGTCGTTCACGCTGAGGGGCACCGAGACCGCGAGGGAGGCCGCCCGGCTGGCCGACCTCGACCGGGGCATGTCCGACTACCACATCGACAGGGAAGCCTTCTTCGCGGACGTGGAGAAGCTGATCCAGGACCTCAGGCAGGCGGGCCTGTAGACAGCAGAGGGAGGACTTGACGTGACGAAGAACAAGCTGGACAACCTGAACGACCACCTGTTCGCTCAGATAGAGCGGCTGTGCGAGGAGGGCGCGGACCCCGTGAAGATCGAGCGAGAGACGCGCCGGTCCATGGCGCTCGCCGTCCTGGCGGACCAGACCATCCGGAACGCGGCCCTGCAGATCCAGGCAGCGAAGATCATCCACGACCACGACGGCCGGGACCCCACCGGCATGCTGAAGCGGTTCATCGACGTGGAGCAGCCGAAGGTCGTCGCCGGCCGAGCGCTGAAGGTCGTCGACAAGTGAGGCGGGGCGGCCACCCGAGGGTCTTCAACGACGAGGAGGTCGAGTTCATCCGGGTCCGGAACGGGACCATGAGGAACAGGGAGCTCCACGCCGCCTTCGTCGAGCGGTTCGGCCGGACGGACGTCACAGAGAAGCAGGTGGAGAACCGCCGCCGGTCGAAGTACCAGAGGCGGAGCAAGTGGCCCCCGCCCCGGCCCCCGGCTAACGTGGGCAGCAGGAGCTACATCCACGACGGCTGCCTCGAGGTGGCGACGGACACTCCGCGCAGGTACACCCAGATGCAGCGGGTCGTGTGGGAGGAGATCGTCGGCCCGATCCCGCCGGGGTCCTACCTGGTCCCGATCAACGGCGACAAGTTCGACTTCGACCCCCTCAACTGGCTCATGCTGACCAACGCCATGATGAACCGGCTGAGGCAGACGGCGTTCTTCAGCGCGCCGCCGGAGCTGAGGCAGACGATCTTCGCCACGGCGAAGCTGAAGCAGATCCTGAGTGACCAGAAGAGGAGAGCGAGATGAGCGAGAGGACGGCAGCGAAGAGCGAGCAGGGCTACGCGGTGGTCGAGGACGGGAAGATCCTGGTCCGGACCGTCAGCGAGACGGCGGAGGGGGCCATGGCCGCGTGGCTCCGGGAGGAGCGGAAGGTGACGGTCAGCCCGTCCGCCACGGACGAGGTCATCGGCGGGATCTTCGCCCGCATGGCCGACGAGTCAGTCCGGCTCCACCGGGTCCGCATCCAGGACATGTGGGTCCGGCGGGACGACCGCGACGACGCCAGGGAGGCATCGGCATGAGCTACGACGACGGCAGCAGCTTGCCAGAGACCCGGGCCCGGACCGTCGGGCGCAAGATCTACGAGGCAGCCCTGGCGGATCGCAGGGGCTTCCGGGATGACCAGCTCGGCATCGAGGACCCGGACATCTGGGCGGGCATCTTCCGCAGCATCGGCCACCACGCCATGCTCCAGGTCCTGGAGACTCGCCCCGACCGGACGCCGATGCACCACCGGCTCAGCCAGCAGGCCATGGCTGCCGAGGCCGTGGCGGGCGTGATCCAGCACGCGCAGGACATTGGCTGCGAGGTCGTGCAGGACAGCATCGTCTGCACGGCCGACCAGATGCTGGTCCTGCGAAAGTGGTGGGATGAGAAGTGGGGGAAGCGATGAGGAAGCCCACGGTGGAGGAGGCCCGCCAGTGGCGATGGCTCAGCAACTCCTCCCACTACAACGGCGGCTCCGAGTGGTTCGGCTACGGCCACGCCTGCGTCGACGAGCCGCGGCTGCAGATCTTGGACAAGTACGTCCGGGCGACCCGGCAGGGGACGAGGACCTTCGTCGTGGATGGGGCGCGGGCGTACCCGACGCTCGAGGAGGCGGTCGCCGGCCTCGCCGAGATGCCGACCATCACGCCCGAGGAGGCCGAGCTGCTGGTGTCCATCCCCCTCGAGTGGGGGAGGCACGTCGGTCCCCGGGCGCCGGTCGCTGCCCTGGGCAGGCGCGGCCTCGCGGAGCTGCGGCGGGACGGCGACCAGTGGGAGGTTCGGCGGACGGAGCTGTCTGCGGAGGTCCTGGAGTCGTTGAAGGTTCGTTGACAGTCTTCGGGTAGGGTGGAAGATCTTCACAGGAGCACGACCCATGATCGACCTATCCAAGTTCGCCGAGAACACCGTCAGCCCGGACGACGTCCTCTGCTACGCCTACTGCGACGGCGTCTACTTCCTCGACAACCCGATCGCCCTGATGTATGCGACGGCCCGGGGCCTGCCGGGCTGCACCCGCGACTGGGCCAAGGTCACCCGGGCGGCCATTCCCGCGGGCCTCGAGGTCACCAGCGACGACGCTGACCTGACCAACGACCAGGTCCTCGAGCACTACGACGCAGCCCTGAAGGTTCTTCAGCTCTCGTTGACGGATCGTTGACAGTCTTCGGGTAGGGTCTCCCTGTTGGCACAAGGAGATCCCACCATGAATGAGCTTCGCACCGTCCGCACCACCGACCGCTTCGGCCACTGCCGCAAGGTCGAGCTCTTCTCTGACGGCGTCCAGGTCGGCCGCGCCTACCGCGTCCAGGTCCCGGGCACCTCGACCCGCATCTGGCAGGTCGACGTCCGGTCGGTCGAGATGATCTGCCGCGAGGAGCTGCCCTCCGAGGAGGAGCGCCTGGCCGAGGTCGAGCGGATGATGGCGATCGAGCTCGGCCGCCAGAGCGCCTTCTGGGGTCGCTGATCCCGCAAGGATTGACCACTCGTTGACAGTTCTGGTGTAGGGTGTCCCCACCTGAACAACGGAGCACGACCATGCTGACCATCCACGACATCATCGACCAGTCCACGGGCGAGGTCCGCCGCGACGTCATGTGGAAGCTGATCGTCCGCCGCACGGGCTCCAAGGAGCTCTGCCTCCTGAAGAACTCCGTCCGGTACTACCGATCCATCGCCGACCAGATGGTCCACGACTGGCGCGCCCGCCACGGCCTGCCCGTCGTGACCGTCCCCACCGACATCATCGGGAGCGACTGACGATGATGACGGGCCGCAAGCGATACCGGGTCCTGAAGAGGTTCCTCAGGAGCCCGGTCCTCGTCCTCCAGGTCGAGGTCCGGGAGATGGTCCTCGACAGGACGGGATATGGCGAGTACGAGAGCCGGTGGGTCGACGCCCGCGTCGAGCACCTGACTGTCGAGCAGGACAACCAGAGGGAGGACGGCCCGGCCAGCCCGCCGCCGCCGTCGCCGAGGAAGGCGTGACGAGGACGATGGAGGTAGACGTGATGAAGATGATCCGAGATCCGGAGTCGCGGATGGTCGCGGCGGCCGTGGGTGCTGTGGTCGCGGCCATCCTGGCCGCGGCGACTTGGAGCATGATCCCCTTCGTGGCCGCGTGCGTCCTCGCGGCCGTGGCCGTGTCCGCGAGCGCGGACGCGCCCCTGACGCGGGACGAGCGAGACGAGCGCGTCGAACGCCGGGGAGACTTCTGATGGACAAGGGATGGGTGATCCGCGTCTGGATGGAGGATGGCTGCCCTGAGCTCTACGATGGGGCGGGCATGACCCGGGACCCCGATGGACGGGTCCGGATCTTCGACGACGAGAAGCAGGCCCGGTCCTTCGCCAGCCTCATGGGGCTCTACCGGGACCGGGGGCTGAAGATCGAGGTGGTGGGTGCCGAGGGGGCCATCCAGGACCTCCGGACCCCCAGAAAGGCCAGGAAGCGCTGATTTTTCAGCTTCCTGGGGCCATCCCGGGGTCCCGGAGATTTACATCTCAACAGATTAGAGGTACTGGCGCAGGAAGACCCCTCTTCTTGCGGAGCTCTTCGACCGATGGCCTGGATGGTTGCCACTGCACACGGTAGCCCCTTCGGAGCCCGGGACGCTGTCGCCGACGAGGGGCACAGCTGCTACCTCCCCATAACCCGAACCCGAGTGGTCCACCGCGGCCGCAAGATCTGGCGAGAGGCTTCCCTCTTCGGCCAGTACTTCTTCGTGGCCATGACCGATCGGTGGCGCGAGGTCTTCGACGTGAGGGAGGTCAGCATCCTGATGCTGTCGGACGACGTCCGCCTGCGCCCAGCCCTGGCGCGCGACGCGGAGATCGACCGCATCCGGAAGAGCGAGGTCAAGGGCTACGTCCCCCGGACGGAGGCGACGAAGATCCTTCGGAAGGGAGACAAGGTGCTGTTCGAGGCCGGCCCGCTGGCCGGCATGGTCGGCACCTGCGACGGTGGGGGTAGCGGGAGCGCGTCAGCTCTCGTCAGCATGTTCGGCCGGTCCGTCCGCGTTCGCCTGCGCGACGGTGGCCTAGCAGCTGCGGGACAGGCGGCCTGAGGTCAAAGGGTAAAACGCACCAGGTCCTCCTGGTCCCTTTCCTGGCCGACTTGATCCTTCCCCACTCAGTCTGCGGAGCAGTGGTCAGGCGGGAGAGTTTCAGATGGCGCGTTCCAAGGACACAAACTACGATCCCCGGAAGGACAAGAAGGCGGAGGCCCTCGTCGACAAGATCGGCGCGGAGGGCAAGCTGCCTGACGACGTGGACGTGTCGAAGCTCCCCATGAAGATGCGCACGACCCGGGCCGAGCGGTTCCCTGGGAAGAAGATTGGCCAGAGCTCCGGGACGGCTCCGCGAGATGGCGTGGCCGGCAACAAGGAGCGGGTCGGCCGGAAGACGGGCAACCCGGCCCTCGTCAAGGGCGGTCCCACGCTCCCCGGAGCGGGCCGGCCGTCGGGGTCCAAGAACGCCGCGTCCTACGAGCTGAAGGAGGCCATGTTCCGAGGGATGGAGCTGGCGGGCAAGGACGGCGAGGGCGAGGGCGGCGTCGAGGGGTACTTCTACTTCCTCGCCTGGAAGAAGCCCGAGCTCTTCACCCGCCTCCTCGAGCGCCTCCTGCCGCTGACGGTCGCCCTGCCCAAGTCCTCGAACAACGACCCCAAGCCCACCGTGGTCGTGTACGAGACCCGCGACGACGTCCTTCGCCGCTTCCAGGAGCGGGGGCTCCCGATCCCCAAGACGCTCGACGTCTCGGCCAACTACGTCAAGGAGAGCCGGGCGTGAGAGTCGGCAACAACTGGTCCGACGAGGCAGTGGCCATCGTCCGCCGCGAGGTCGAGGCGGGCACGCCCTACTCGGCCATATCGGACATCCTCCTCAAGGAGGCCGGCGAGGAGAAGACGCGGAACGCCATCAGCGGCCTCGTCTTCCGCATGGGCATCGGCCCCACCCGCCCCGTGTCGCTCGAGCGCATGGCCATGGGCAAGGAGCCGGTCCGCTGGAACCCGGAGACCGACGCCACGCTCCTCGAGGGCCACGGCCAGAAGCTGAACAAGGACCTCTTCATCAAGCTGTTCCTCGACAAGCACGACCGGTACGCGTCCTGGACCCGGATCAAGTCTCGGCTCATCGCGGTCGGCGTCCACGCCAAGGTCGCGAAGCCTGCCCCGGCGCCGCGCGCCCCGCGCTGCACCACGCCGGAGCAGCGAGCCCTGAAGCTCCTCAAGAAGCGCCACGTTGATGGCCCCGTGACGCTCCCCTCCGAGGCCGAGCTGGCCGATGCCCCGGTCGGCTCGGTCTCCCTGCTCCGGACGCGCCGGAACGACTGCAAGTTCCCCGTGGGCAGCGACGGCGGCAGCCTCATGGTCTGCGGCAGCCCCGCCAGCGTGGGCGCCTACTGCGCCAAGCACGCGGCCCTGGCATACGACCGCCTGCCGACCGCCCGGCGCAACGGGAGGTTCCACGCGGGATGCTGAGCCTCCCAGAAGCTCCCCGGCTGGTCGTGCCCGGCGCCGTCCCCCAGGCGGCCTGGACGGAGGACGACTTTGACCTGATCGAGGAGTACTACGCTGCGGAGGCGCGCGAGAGCCTGTGGGCGTTCCGCCAGTACGTGGACCCCAAGTTCCGGACGGGGTGGTTTCCCTATGACCTGTCCTGCCACCTCCAGGAGTTCTTCGCTGCGCTGATGCGCGGGGAGCGACCGGTCCTCATCATCGAGGCGCCCCCGCAGCACGGCAAGTCCCGCGGCCTCCACGACTTCATCGCCTGGGTCGCCGGCAAGGCCCCCGACATCCGGACCCTGTACGCCAGCTTCTCGGACGACCTCGGCGTCAGCGCCAACATGTACCTGCAGCGCCTCTACGACGACCGGACGAAGTTCGGCCGGGTGTTCCCCAAGACCTTCCTGAGCTCGACGAACGTGGTCACGGCCGTCGCCGGGGCGGGCCGGTACCTCCGCAACTCCAAGTTCCTGGAGTACGTGGGCTACCGGGGGCACTTCCGCAACACGACCGTGCAGGGGCAGATCAACGGCAAGGGCTTCGACCTGGGGATCATCGACGACCCCATCAAGGGCCGGGCCGCCGCTCAGTCCAAGGCCATCCGCGACAAGACGTGGGAGTGGATGACCGACGACTTCCTGACCCGCTTCTCGGACGACGCCGGCATGATCATCCTGGCCACCCGGTGGCACGTGGACGACCCCACGGGCCGCTACCTGGCGAAGACGCCCGAGGCCAAAGTCCTGAAGTACCCGGCCGAGTACGTGGTGCCCAAGAAGGTCCGCCTCGAGGACGGCACCATGGTCGACGCCCGCAACGACGTGATCGACCCGCGGTCAGTCGGCGACGTCTTGTTCCCCGAGTTCAAGTCCCGGTCCTTCATCATGGACCGGAAGCGGAAGCTGACCCAGGCCTCCTGGGAGTCTCTCTACCAGCAGTCGCCGATCATCGCCGGCGGCGGCATGTTCCCGATCGACCGCATCCGGTACGCGAGGAACCTGCCGTCTGCCTCGGACATCAAGAAGAGCGTCCGGTACTGGGACAAGGCCGGCACGGAGAACGGTGGCGCCGGCACCGCGGGCACCCTGATGCACGCCCTCGTCGATGGCCGGTGGTTCATCAGCGACGTCCGCAACGGCCACTGGTCGTCCTGGGACCGAGAGCGGATGATCCGGGCCACGGCCGAGATGGACGATGCCCAGTGGGGCCGGATCGAGACGTGGATCGAGCAGGAGCCGGGGTCTGGCGGCAAGGAGAGCGCCGAGCGGACCATCGCCAACCTGGCGGGCTTCAAGATCCAGGCGGACAAGGTGACGGGCAGCAAGGAGCTCCGGGCTGAGCCATACGCTGCCCAGTGGCAGGCGGGCAACATCATCCTCCACGCCAACCAGAAGTGGAACGGACTATTCATGGACCAGCACGAGACCTTTCCCCAGGGCCTGATCGACGTGGTCGACGCCTCGGCGGGGGCCTTCATGAAGACGCTGGTCCGCAAGTACAACTACGACTCGTCCCTCGGATGGGTCGCGTGATCGCGAGGTAGGAACCAGTGGCCAAGTCATCCAAGACGACCGCGCGCACCAGCCGGGCAAAGTCCGCGACGAGGTCTGGCAAGTCATCGCCAGCGAAGACCTCGACGTCGCGGGACCTCGCGCCCACGATCGTCCGGGTCGGGGACAAGCTCGTCAACGTCCTGACGGGCATGGGGACCGACCGGGACAAGACCTCCGGCATGTACTTCCGCATGGACGCCATGACGCAGGACCAGGTCGAGACGGCTTACCGGAGCGACTGGATCAGCCGGAAGATCGTCGACATCCCGGCTCGGGACGCCTTCCGCGAGTGGCGGTCCTGGCAGGCCGAGTCGACGGACATCACCGCCATCGAGGACCTCGAGAACGCCCTGGGCATCCAGAAGAAGGCGATGATGGCCTTCCAGCGCGGTCGCCTGTACGGCGGCGGTGCGCTCATCCTGGGCGTGGACCAGGGCACGTCGGACGTGCCGCTGAACGTCGAGGCGGTGAAGAAGGATCAGCTCAAGTTCGTCCACTGCGTGTCCCGGAACGACCTCACGGCCGGCCCGATCGACTGGGACATCCTCAGCCCCTACTTCGGCCAGCCGAGCTACTACGAGCGGACGAACACCCAGACCGGGCAGATGAGCCGCTTCCACCCCTCCCGCGTGGTCCGCTTCCTCGGCGCCGAGTCCCCCAACCCTCAGCTGTCGAATGGCTGGGGCGACAGCATCTTGCAGATCTGCTACGACGCGGTCCTCGCGTGCGGCCTGGTGACCTCGACCGTCGCGCAGCTCGTGAACGAGTCCAAGATCGACACGGTCTCCATCCCGGAGCTCAGCGAGAAGATATCCAGCAAGCAGTACGAGCAGCGGCTCCAGCAGAGGTTCGCCCTGGCGAACACCATGAAGTCGACGTTCGGCATGCTGGTCATCGACAAGGAGGAGACCTGGAACCGCATCGCCCAGAACTTCACGGGCCTGCCGGACGTCCTGAAGATCTACCTCCTCATCGTCTGCGGCGCGGCCGACATCCCGGCGACCCGCTTCCTCGGCCAGTCGCCCACGGGCCTCAGCGCCACGGGCGAGAGCGACACGCGCAACTACTACGACCGGACGGCCACCGAGCAGAAGATGGAGATCACGCCGGCCCTGTCCACGCTCGACCAGGTGCTCATCCGCTCCGCTCTCGGCGGCCACCCCGACGGGATCTTCTACAACTGGAACCCGCTGTGGCAGATGGACGAGAAGGAGAAGGCCGAGATCGCCACGAAGAAGGCAGCCGTCATGACGGCCGACGTCAATGCTGGCCTGATCGACCCCGACGTCCTCCGCGAGGCCCGCATCAACCAGCTCATCGAGGATGGCACCTATCCAGGCCTCGAGCAGATCGACGACCTCCGGGCCGCCAGCGAGGAGGACGATGACGAGACTCCGGACCCGACTGAGCCGGCCCCCGAGGACGATCCCGAGGGCGACCCGGCCAAGACGACCGACCGCATCCGCCGGGCGGTGGCCGATGCCCGGCCCCGCCAGCTCTACGTCCGCCGCGACGTCCTGAACGCAGACGAGATCAGGAAGCACTACAAGTCGCAGGGCCTGGACACCATGACGCCGGCCAACCAGATGCACGTCACTGTCATGTACTCGACCAACGAGGTCGACTGGATGAAGGTCGAGGACGACCACTGGGTCGAGGAGGAGAACGGCGGCATCCGGGTCAAGGAGGGCGGGCCCCGGATGCACGACATCTTTGGCCCGGGACCGGAGAGCCGGGCCCTGGTCCTCATGTTCACCTCGTCGAGCCTGGCCTACCGCCACATGCGCATCCGCGAGGTCGTGGGCGCCGAGGTGAGCTACCCCGACTACCAGCCACACATCACCCTGACCTACCAGCCCGAGCCGGGGACCGACCCCGATGCCCTGGTGCCCTGGCGGGGCGAGATCGTCCTCGGGCCCGAGATCTTCGAGGACCCCAAGGACGACTTCCGATCAACCTTCACTGAGGACAGGTCGCGCTGATGCGAGCTGCTGCCATCCGGATGACCTGCGGCTGCGCGGGCCCGTGCGCTCACGTGGCCGACGCGGGGGCCCGCGCGGCCGATCCCTCGGGGACGTCCCGCCTGCGCTCGCGCTTCCGCTCGACGCTCGCGATCCGCTGGCGTGGCCTCCGGGTCTCGGTTCGCGAGATCCTGGTGACGAGCGACGTCCTCCAGCTAGGGCTGTCCGACCCCATGCGACCCGTGGCCTCGCCACTCGTGTCCACGGCCTCCAAGATCCAGACTTTCCAGCGATGGCTCGACCACGCCCTCGGGTCCCTGGTGACCACGGGCGCCCAGGACCTCCGGCCGTTCGTCCTGGAGGCCTATGAGGCGGGCAAGCGCCACGCTGAGCGCGACCTGGGGCAGTCCGTCCCCATGTCCATCGACCGCGTCGATGCCATCGCTGAGGTCGCCCACGTCGAGCTGCAGGGCATCGCTGAGGCCGTGTCCCAGCAGTCCGTTCGGATCGTCAGCAAGGGGCTCCTGTCCCGGCCGCGGCCCATGGAGCTCACTCGCCAAGTCTGGGACCGGATCGACAAGGTCGGCATCAGCCGGACGGCCTCCCTGGTCGACTCGATCGTCCTCACGGCCTTCAACAATGGGTCCCTGGACGTCTACGAGTCCGCTGGCGTTGCCGAGGTCGACACGATCCCGGAGATGGTCAGGCCCAGCTTGCCGACGGGAGATGCCGACGTCCTCGATGCCAAGACCGGCCCGGGCTCCCGGTCCAGCCGGAAGCGGACGCCCTCGGGGTCCACGATCCGCCGGATCGAGAAGGTCGAGCAGGAGCTGTCGAAGTTGAAGCGCGTCAAGGTCAAGACGGCGGGCGACGATCGAGTCTGCCCGATCTGCCAGTCCATCTCGCGCAGGGGACCGTACTCCATAGACCGGGCGAGGTCCCTGATCCCGGCGCACCCCAAGTGCCGATGCGTGTTCGTGCGGGCGAGGGCGAAGAACCGGACGCCCGCCCAGCGCGAGGCGGAGGCCCTGGGGTCGGCAGCGATGCGCGCCATCCTGGGCCAGCCGCCCAAGGCAGAGCGAGTGAGAGTCAAGGCTAGGACTAAGCCGCGGGCGAAGTCCAAGAGGACCCGGGCCCGTCGGGCTCGGTAGCGGGGGCTGGGGTTAACAGCGAAGGAGACGAAGATGGATAAGGTGAAGAGCGCATCGGCGGACGAGACCAAGGTCAAGGATGACCCGGTCGCGGACGTGGAGAAGCAGACGGCGGAGCTGAAGGCCAAGAAGGCCGAGGCCGCTCGTCAGGAAGAGGAAGCTCAGCTCGCGGGAACGGTCTCTGTGGACCCTGCCGCGGCCAAGCGCGCTGCCGAGCACAACGAGGCGGTGGACCGCGAGATGGCCCAGCGGAACGAGGTCAACGAGCAGGCCCAGTCCGAGCAGCCCGAGGAGCTCGCTCCTCAGCCCGGCCCCGCGCCGACCATGATGAAGTCCCGCGACGCTATCCGCAACACGCCGATCATCGATCCGAAGACCGGCGAGAAGACCTGGCATAGCTGACGGTAGGGAAAGGGGACGAGGGTCATGAAGATCTGGTGCTACGAGGACGCTCACAACTGGGGTGCCATGCTGGCTCGGGCTGCGCAGGCCCGCGGCCACGAGGCCCACATGTTCGACGAACCTCGTCGCCCAGACAATGGCTACGTGTTCATGCACATGCACCACCATCCGCAAGTCCGGCTCCTCCACAAGCGGATGATGGCCATCATGGCCATGAACCCGAGCCTGGTCCTCGTCCCCGAGTACCGCTCCAGCAACCTCTACGACGACAAGATCGAGCAGGCCCGCCAGCTATCCAAGTGGATGCCGCGGACCCAGATCTACTACTCACCCGGGGCAGCCAAGCGCGCTCTCGCCCTGGGCCGCAAGTTTCCGTTCATCAGCAAGACGTCGGAGGGAGCCTCCTCCCACAACGTCCGCCTGGTCAGCAGTGAGGACGAGGCGCGCAAGGAGATCAAGGAAGCCTTCTCCGACCTCGGCATCAAGTGCCGGTACGGCCAGACCCAACGCGGCTACCTGCTGTGGCAGGACTTTGTCGAGGGGAACGAGGGCGACATCCGGATCATCGCGATCGGCCGGAAGCGGCTCATCCTCCGGCGGTTCAACCGCAAGGACCGGCCGATGGCCTCCGGATCGGGGAACCTCCGACCCATCACGGACCTGAGCGACCCCGAGATCCGGGCCGCCCTGGACGCAGCGAACGAGTTCTTCGCAAGCGAGAGCTTCACCTGGTGCGGCATCGACCTCGTCAAGGAGCGGGGGAAGGATGGCCGCTGGCTCGTCCTCGAGACGACCGTTGGCTGGACCCTCCACGGGTACTACGAGTGCGCGTTCGTCGACTGCTCGACCCCCGAGCCGCGGGTCATGGCTGAGCGAGGCGACAAGGTTTGGGACGTCTTCCTCGACGAGGTCGAGGCTGGGATCTTTGGCTGAGGAAGCTGATCAGTGCTTAGCGTAGTCCTATGGAAGTGGAAGCAGGCCAACCACGCTCGGGCGTACTCGTCCGAGCACGTGGACGCGGTCGCGCGGATGCTGCACCGCAACATCAGGGTGCCCCATCGGATCATCTGCATCACGGACGAGCCGGAGGGCATCAGCGAGTGCGAGACCTACCCCCTGTGGGGCGACGCGGACGGGCTGAACAACGCGACGAACGCCAACCTCCCCTCCTGCTACCGCCGGCTGAAGCTGTACGACCAGCCAACTCAGGAGCTGCTCGGCATTCGCTACGGGGACAGGATCGTCGGCATCGACCTCGACACGGTCATCACGGGCGACGTCACGGAGCTGTTCACCCAGCCGACCCTCTACACCGGCTGGGTCCTGCGCGGCAAGCACCACCCGCAGGTCTACAACGGCTCCCTCCAGATCTTCGACGCGGGCCCCGACCTCCAGCACATCTGGTCGGAGTTCGACCCGGCGACCTCGCCCCTGGAGGCATTCCGGGCGGGCTACCTGGGGTCCGACCAGTCCTGGCTCTCGTACAAGCTGATCGGTCGGGTTGGCGCCCACGGCGCCTCCTGGCCCGAGGTCGCGAGCTACCCGCTGCAGGTCCGGCTGCAGGGCGTCCTGTCAGCCCAGACCAAGATCGTCTTCTTCCACGGGATGAAGAAGCCCTGGGATGCTGAGGTTCAGCACCAGGCCCCGTGGGTCAACCGCTACTGGAGGTAAGTCCCATGATCCAACTCTGCGACCGATACGTGATTGACGACAGCGCCAAGAAGCGGGTCACCGCGTCCGGCTACCTGGTGGCCCAGCCGAAGGTCGCTCGAACGGGCATCCAGCTCTACCGGGGCAGCGAGGTCGGGAACGACTCCCTCGACATCGTCCGGATCTACCGCCCCGAGGACGAGGTCTTCAACATCGACTCGATGAAGTCGTTCGGCCACAAGCCCGTGACGGACGATCACCCGCCGGTGCTGGTCGATGCGAAGAACTGGAAGCAGTTCTCCAAGGGCCAGACGGACGGGGAAGTCGTCCGCGAGGGAGACTTCGTTCGGGTCCCGATGATGATCAGCGACGCTGGCCTGGTGTCCAAGGTGGACTCTGGCAAGGCAGAGCTGTCCGTCGGCTACACGTGCCAGATTGCCTGGGGGGAGGGGACCACGCCCGATGGGCAGACCTACGACGCGATGCAGCGGAACATCCGCGTGAACCACGTCGCCGTCGTGGACCGCGCCCGAGGCGGACCCGAGCTTCGCATCGGCGATGGCTCGGGTGAGGCCCGGCTGGACTTCACCAACTATGCCTCAGCTCTCCGAGCGATCGCTGAGGGGAAGATTGACCGAGAGGGCTCTCCGGTCGCGAAGGACGCCATGCTTGCTCTCCAGGGCAAGGGCGAAGCTGGCTACCCCGTCATGGTCGACGGCGTGGTCATCGTGAGCAGCCTCCGAGCTGCAAGGACTAAGGCCGCCGTCGTCGGCGACGGGGACATCCTCGCCGCCGTCGACTCGATCTTGTCGATTGTCGACAACCCACCCGCCATCGCCGATGGCCGCAAAGAAGAGAGGACTACCGATATGAAGACGCACGTTATCGACGGCATCACCGTGGAGATGAGCGAGACCGCCGTTCAGGTCGTGGACAAGCACATCTCGTCGCTCAAGACCTCGGTCGCAGACCTGACCAAGCAGCTGACGGACGCGCAGTCCACCATCACCAAGATGAAGGCGGACAACGACTCGGCGGTCGCCAAGCACACCACCGAGATGGCCGCCAAGGACGCGGAGGTCGAGACCCTCAAGAAGCAGCTGGCTGACGCCGCCGTCACCCCCGCCAAGCTCGACCAGCTCGTGGCCGATCGCAAGGTCATGGTCGACAAGGCCAAGGTGGTCATGGGCGACGCTGCCTCGTCCCTGGTCGTGGACGGCAAGACCGACTCGGAGATCCGCAAGCAGGTCGTCCTCGCCAAGGTCGGCGACGCGGCCAAGTCCTGGACCGACGAGCAGGTCGCCGTCAGCTTCGACACGCTCACCAGCGGCGTGGACGTGAGCAAGGTCGAGGACAACCTGACCACCCACCGCCCCGGCGGCATTATGGATCAGGCCCGCAGCTTCGCCAGCGCTCCGCAGACCAAGCTGGCCGACTCGGAGAAGATCTACGCGGACCGCGACAGCCGTCTCACCACGGCCTGGAAGGGACAGACGGCCGGCAACGCCTGAGCCCAGAGACACGGAAGAGCGCGCAGCGCTAGGATAGCAACCACACGAACTCTTGAAAAGGAAGATCAGCAATGAGCACTCAGACCTCTTATTCCGAGCGCATGGCCCCGCCCTCGCCGGGCGTCATCGCCGGATCGGACTACGACACCAAGACGGGCATTTGCGAGACTGCGTCGCCGGGCATTCCCTTCGGCCGCGCCGTTGGCCAGGGCACGCTCTCGGACCAGGGCACCGTCCTCGGCGGCACCCTCGCCAAGTTCAAGGGCATCAGCGTCCGCGACATCACCCTCCGGGGCGACGTGGCGACGGCAGACCTCGACAAGTACCAGGCGCCGAACAACATGGCGATCCTGAGCCGCGGCGAGATCTGGGCTGAGCCGGGCGAGGCCGTGAACGCGGGCGACCCGGTCTTCTTCAACTCGACGACCGGCGTGCTGATGAAGGCCACGAACACCGGCCTCGTCGGCCCGATCAAGGGTGCTGCATGGAAGACCTCCTGCGGCATCGGCGGTCGCGCCGTCGTCATGCTCGCCGGCTACAACATCCCGTCGGCCTGATCGGGAACGGAATGAGCCCAGCGGCCTGGTGGCCGCTGGTCCCGCAACCACACCAAAGCGCGCGCTGCGCAAGGAGTACTAAGAGATGAAGACTTACATCCCCGACGCTCAGGCTGCCCTGGGCTTCGCTGTATCCCAGACGGCATACATCGAGCAGCAGGTCTACCAGGAGCAGTACCCGGATATCCAATATCCGTTCCTGATCCCGGTCGACACCTCGGCTCCCGAGTGGGCCAAGAGCGTCACCTACTACTCGTCCAACAAGGAGGGCGTCGCTGGCTGGTTCCACCACTATGCCAAGGACATCCACGTTGCGGACGTGAACCGCACCAAGAACGAGGTCGGCGTCGAGATGGCCGACATCGGATATCGCTGGACGCTCGAGGAGATCGGCCAGGCCATGATGATCCCGGGCACTCGCCTGGCTCCGGACCGCGCCTCGGCGGCTATCCGCGCCTACGAGGAGTTCGTGGATGACACGGCCCTCCGCGGCAAGGGTGAGAAGTCCTTCTCCGGGCTGATCAACTACCCGGGCATCTCGGCGACCCTGGCGGCGGCCGTCGGCGGCCACACTGTCTGGGACCAGAAGGACGCGGACGCGATCCTCGCGGACGTGAACGCGGCTCTCTCGGGCATCTACGTGGACACGCTCCAGGTCGAGATGGCGAACACGCTGCTGCTTCCCGTGGCTGCGCTGAACATCATCGCGACCAAGCGCATCCCGGACACGGCGATCACCATCCTCGACTTCCTCCAGACCAAGAACATCTACACGCTGACGACCGGCCAGCCCCTGGTCATCCGCGGCGTTCGCGGCCTGGAGACTGCGGGCCTCGCCAACTCGGGACGCATGGTCGCGTACCGCCGCGATCCGCAGGTCCTGAAGATGCACATCCCGATGCCGCACCGCTTCCTGCCCGTCTGGCAGACCGGTCCGATGGTGTTCGACGTCCCGGGCATCTTCCGCCTGGCTGGCCTCGAGATCCGCCGGCCCAAGGCGGTCCGCTACATCGATGGCATCCTGACGGTCGACAACCCCTCCTGACCTTCGGGTCAGCGAGAACAGCTGGGAGCTACGGCTCCCAGCTTTTGACTAGAGGAAACCGCCAGGAGCGGACAGGATCAGGAGATCAGGGACTATGCCGGAAGTCACCCTCGTCAACTTTGGAGACAACGACCGCGTCATCAGCGACGCGTCGGACGGTTTCCACACGATCAAGCCGGGGAAGAGCGCGAAGCTCACCCTGGACAAGGTTACCCACGACATCCTCATCCGCGCCATGAGCCGCCACAGCGACCCGCTCGTGGTCCTGGCGGATGACCAAGAAGTGCCTCAGTCAGTCCGTGAGGTCCTGGACCTGATGAGCGTGGCCAGCGAGACCAGCTACGACGTCCTGCTGGCATCGGCCAGCAAGATCGTGGGCATGGACCCCCACCGCCTTCGCCCGACCCGCCTGGAGATCATCCGGATGCTCCGGGACACGGCCATCCGGTGCTCCCGCCGCTCCGACATGTCCAGCATGGTCCCGTCCCAGGTCCGGGCCGTGGCCTCAGCCGCCCGCGTGGCCCTGGTCGACAGCACCGTCCACGCCGAGGACAAGAACCCGCCGAACAGCGGGGAAGAGGACGCTGACGAGACCGACGCGCCCGAGGTCGCTCCCGCGGACGCGGCCCTGCGCAAGTCCCTCGACGCTTCCCTGGGCATCATCGACGAGGACCAGATCATCGCTGAGGAGGATGACGGATCAGCTCAGGAGGGCCAGGACGACGCCGATGCTCCGGCCCTGGATGACCCCGAGGGGATGGGGCAGGTCCCGCCGGAGGCCCCCCAGGCTGATCCTGAGCCCCAGGGAGGCGGGGAGGCTCAGTACTATCCCGGAACCAAGCGCAAGAAGCGCCGCCGCTAAGCCCAGGAGCGCCACATGTCCTACGACCTCCCCAGCGTCGACCAGTTCAAGGAGCGGTTCCCGATCTTTCAGGACCGGGACGACACCTTGATCCAGGCCATCATGAACGAGACGAAGTCCTCGATCGACGACTCGTGGATCGAGGCTGACTACCAGCCGGCTGTCATGTACCTGACCGCGCACCTCCTCGCCACGGACAACTCGGACGAGGGCGGCGAGGTCGAGGTCGGGTCGGCGGGCGCCGGTGGCGTGGCTTCTGAGAGCTTCGGCGGCGGCCTCAGCGTGTCCTACGACAAGGGCCGGTCGTCGGGGTCCCTGTCGTCCTCAGATCGGTATGGCACGACGGAGTATGGCCGTCGCTTCCTGGCCCTCCTCCGCAGCAACAAGCCCGCGATCGTGGTGGTGACCTGATGCCGAACCTCCAGGCCATGCAGCAGAGGGCCCACGCAGCCCTCCGCAGGTGGAACGGCGGCAAGCCGGGCTACCTGGTCCGGAACGGCGTCAAGCGGCCCGCAACCATTGCCCGAGGCGAGTACAGCCCGCGAGAGCGGGAGCTCTTCCTCGACGGCAGCGAGCGCTTCCTGATCGCCGCTTACAAGCTCCAGGTCCCACCGGACCACGAGCAAGACATGATCCTGTTCAATGGCAAGAACTACCGCATCACAGCTCCAGTCAAGGGCCCGCGGCCGGACGGGACGGTGATGCTGTACGACTGTCCGTGCCTCTACGACAGCGAGGCGACCTGACGTGGCGCTTCAGCAAGACATCCTGAACCGGCTCACGCGCGTGCACTGGGTCTCCGGTGCGTGGCTCATCGTCGAGCTGGAGATGATGTCTAGCCAGGGCGGGGGCGACGCGGACCTGACGTTTGACATTCGCCTGACCGCGGGGGCTCAGCCGCGAAAGTTCAGCGTCAAGAGCGAGCACTTCGTTCAGAAGAGGTTCAGCAATCTCTCGGTGTCCGTCCCCCTCCCCGGGCCTCCGGAGAAGTGGCAGGATGACACGATCTTCAAGAAGGCGACGGCCTTCAACTACGACGACGCTGTCTACACGGGGACGATCGTTGCTGGTGCCGGCGGCATCGACCACCGGAACATTGGGCTGAAGCACGGCAACGTCTTCTTCTTCGACATCTCCGCTCTGAGGAAGGTCGCTAACCTCTCTCCGAACGCACCGTTCAAAGTCAAGTTCGAGCCCAGCATGGACTTCACGGTCAACACCGTGGGCGGGTCGGCTGCCACTCCCATAACGTGGGTGCTCCCTGCCTACGTGTTTCGCTGGACGGGCATCGAGGACGGCGTTGCCATGTCCGTCTACGACCACACGGACTACAACTACCTCGTCTTCGACACGAAGGAAGCCGCTGAGGCCTTTGCCTTCGACTGGTTCAGCGCTTCGACGAAGCCGTCGTCGCACCCGCTCTATGGCTGGAATTACCCGGGGTCTGGTCCCGTCGGCTCGCAGTGGTCTGGTGCGCAGATCATGAACACGCCGGGATACAACATCTACCAGAGCGGCGGTCCTGCGATCCCACCGGAATACTATGGCGATGCCTACAGCCTGCGGATCATGGCCAGGACGTACAAGTCGATCAAGGAGTACTACCTTGAGAAGTTCGAGGTCAACGAAAATGGTTACGACTACGACGACGTGATCGTCCACGGAAAGTTCGCCGACCTCTACGAGTACAAGGTTGGCATCTACATCGATGGCTACGATCGCGTGACGCGCCAGATCACGAAGAACGGCAGCTTCTTCTCTAGCATCGACATGACGCTGCCGAGCGAGATCGAGATATCCATCGACAAGGACCTCAAGATCACCGGTCCCGAACCGCCCAACGATGACCCGGAGACGGGCGAAGAGGGCGAGGGCCCACGCTAGAGAGGATGAGCATGGCACGGCCGCAGACATACGACATTGCTTGGACGCGCGGGACCACCCCCAAGCTGGTCATGCGCTTCACGCGCAACGGCGTGGCGATCCCGTTCTCGGATGCGCGCATGAGCGTCAGCGACGGGAAGAAGATCCTGTTTCGCCTGACCATCGAGAACAATGCGGGCATCACGCACACGAACCCGGAGACCGGCGAGATCAAGATCCAGCCGACGGCTGAGCAGACCCGCCTGCTCCTGCCAACCCGGTCCGACGGCATTCCGAGGAACCGGTACGAGATGGAGCTCCGCAACGACACCGATGGCGAGTTCGTCCCCGTGATGGGCACCATCGACGGCATCGGCGGAGACAATGACGACGAAGAGGAGCCGAGCTGATGCCCATCATCGAAGACGACGAGGTCATCACAGTCGTCGAGGTCGAGGTCCCGGGCATCGAGACGACCGTGGTCGACGAGATCGGTCCCGAGGGCGATCCCGGCGAGCAGGGCGAGGATGGCTGGTCTCCTGTCTTCGCCAGTGTGGCGGATGGCGAGCGCCGGGTCCTCATGGTTTCGAACTGGACGGGGGGAACCGGCGAGCTGCCGCCCATTGGCCTGTTCGTCGGCTCGACCGGGCTCGTCGCTGACGTTGCTGATGCTGTGGACGTTCGCGGCAAGGAAGGCCCCCAGGGCGCGCAGGGCGTGCCGGGGGCCGATGGCGCGGTCATCATCGACGCGGGGGCAGAGGTCATCACGGAGCCGGGCCCTCCTGATCCGGGGGAGGGAGCCGAGGGGCAGCTCTACCTCGACACGCTCACGGGCGACCTCTACAAGAAAGAGTCCGACACCTGGGTCCTCAAGACTAACATCCGCGGCCCCGCTGGACCGAAGGGCAACGACGGTAGCATCGGCGTCGATGGCGAGCCGGGACCAGTGGGCCCGAATGGCTGGGCCCCGATCCTCGCGACGGTCGCTGACGGCACCCGGCGCGTCCAGATGGTCTCGGACTGGACTGGTGGCGCTGGCACCAAGCCCCCCGTCGGCCGGTACATCTCGAGCACGGGCCTGACGACAGTCCTCGCCAACGCTACCGACATCCGCGGCCCCGCCGGTGCCCAGGGAGCAGACGGTGCTCAGGGCCTGCGCGGTCCCGACGGGTCCCAGGGTATTCAGGGCATCCCCGGCAGCAATGGTTGGCTGCCCATCCTCGCGGCCGCGGTCGATGGCGAGCGACGAGTGTTCAAGGTCGTGGACTGGCAGGGAGGCACGGGCACGAAGCCGGCCATCGACCTCTACCTGTCGGCCACTGGTCTGACCGCCACGATCGCCGACGCCGTCGACGTTCGGGGCTCGCAGGGACCTCAGGGGGCGCCGGGCGCCGATGGCGAGGATGGAGCTCCTGGGACCCCCGGAGCTCCTGGCGCGGATGGTGCGGACGGCGCGACCTTCTCCCCCGAAGGGGAGTGGTCCGCGGCCAGCAACTACCCGGCGCACTCCCTGGTGTCGGAGAATGGGTCATCGTACACCAACGCCGAGGTGAGCCTGAACGAGCGCCCGTCAGTCAGCCCTGCGAAGTGGACCCTGGTGGCCGCTAAGGGAGAGACGGGGACCCCGGGAGCACCGGGGGAGGACGGCACGGATGGTGCTGCTGGAGCGGATGGTGCCAGCGGCAACGATGGCTGGTCCCCCGTGTTCTCCGTCGTCAACGACGGGACCAGGCGAGTCCTTCGCCTGACGGACTGGATCGGCGGCAGCGGTGCGAAGCCCGGCAGCACGGGGCTCTACGTGAGCACCACGGGGCTGACCTCGACGATCGGGGATGCCGTCGACATTCGCGGCCCCCAGGGCATTCAGGGAGACCAGGGCGTCAAGGGCGACCAGGGCATTCAGGGTGAGCCTGGACCTGACCCGATCAACGCCGCCGACATCACGGTCAACCTGTTCGGGAAGCTGAACGCCAACCAGAAGGTGCTCAAGCAGATCGTCGTCCGCAGCTTCACGCTGCCTGCTGGCCTCACGCACTCCAACTTCCTGGCGGACGTGGCAGCCACGGCAACGTACACGATGACTCTCTACAAGAACGGCGCGTCGATTGGCACGCTCGTCTGGGCCGCGTCTGGGACAGCGCCGGCCGTGACATTCGCGAGCGCAGTGACGTTCGCAGAGGACGACATCTTCACGATCGTCGGACAGTCCACCCCGGACAGCTCGCTGGCCGACTTGTCGCTGAACTTCTACGGAACGCGCTGACCATGGCTGCTGCCGTCTCTACAGTCTACCGGATACACGACACGACTACCCACACGGCGGGCGGCACGTACGTGGGCCCAGCATCGTCCTACGCTGAGGGCGAGCTCGTCCTCATGATCGTGTCGCTGTCCCTGCCGAACTCGAATGGCGCGGACATCACGGGACTGACGGGGACGGGTGGCCTGTCATTCGCTCTGAGGAAGAACTACGTCACTCCGCTCAATGGTGTCAACGCTCGCGTCGTGGTCTACTGGGCCAGGGCGACGTCGAGCGGAACATTCACGCCGTCTGTCACCCACTCTGGCTACGTCAAGTCCGCCGTCATCACGGTGTGCAGGATCACGGGCGTCCTCGACTGGAGCAAGCCCTTCTCCCAAGCCAATGCCTACAATAATTACTACTACAGCGGCTCGACGATGGGCAACCTGTCCGCCACTTCTACGGCAGCGTCTGCCGATGACCTAGAGCTGTTCTATTACTTCTCCGGATCGTTCGACACTACCAAGACTCCCGTGCCGTCGGCGGGCACTGCCCTCTTCAACGAAGCCTCTGCTGCAAACTGGCACCGGCACTGCCTGGTGTCCGCTCCAGGAAATGTCTCTCCCCGAACCATCTCCTACGCAGCAACTGGCGGCTTTGGCTACAACATCGCCGGGTACGCTGACGCGATCAACGGAGCGCCGCCCCCGGTACTCACAGTAGACTCCGCTGCCCGATACGACCAGAATGGCGGCGCACTCAGCTACACGACTGGCGCGAACATCGACCTCAAGGCGAACGCGATCCTCGTGGCCTTCATCGCGTCCTACAGGAATAAGTCCGGCGTAGATACTTCGGTCACCAGCGTCACCCTCTCAAACGGGATCGTCCTCGCAAAGAGAAAGAAAGTCTCCTACACCGGACTGTCGTCCGTTGTCATAAACGGCGAAATATGGTGGGGCCGAGCAAACGACTTTGATGAGAGCGGTCTGTCTGCTACTGTGGAGTATGATGCGCTTCCGAATGGGTCGTTCATGGGCTTCGTTCCGATCAACGGCGTGTCAGATCTTGACCACCCATTCGACGACGGCGTTGGCGGTGCGAACCCCGTGTCGTCTGGTCGTGCTGCAACGACGTCTGCATCGCTCGATCCCGTGACCCTGACTCACGTCAAGAACACTGTGATCAACCTTGCCTTCTTCTTCTCCGTGTCATTGGGTCTTCGCGGACCGTTCAACTTCGGGACCTCGCTCTACAACGAGAATGCATCTGGCACCGGATCGATGGCAGCTGCCTGGGAATATGTCTACGGCAGCGGCGCTGCTCCCGACCGAACCGTAAGCTTCGCTGGCAGCATGTCCACGGGCATCCTCATGGCGGACGCTGTCCACGGCGAGCTGCCGCCAGACTCTCCGCAGGTCCGCCCCGTCATCTTCCTCACAGGTTAGACACATGCCAGCGACCACTCGAGAAGATATCCTAGCCCGCCTCCTGGAGATCCTGAGGACCGTCCCCGACATCACGACGGTCGTCAGGAACCGGGGCCTGGTCGACAACAACATGCGGCCCGCCATCGTCCTGATGGATGGCAGCGAGGTCGAGGGCCTTCGCCCACCGCGGAATGGTCGGGGAGGGGACCAGGTCGTCGTGCGGACGACCAAGATCATGCGACCACAGGTCTTCGTCCTCCTGAAGACTGCCGGTCCGACCAACGTGGCTCCCGACGGCGAGAACGTCGGGAAGAAGCTCAACGAGCACAAGGTAGAGGTGTCCCGCCTCATCCTCGCGGACACCCAATTGAGAGCCCTCCTGGGCAGCAACGGCGCCTTGACCTACACCGGGGCAGAGACGGACATGCAGTCCGGAGCTGCCATGGCGGGTCAGATGCGATTGGACTTCCAGATCACATACGTGTTCGATCCCCGAACTTAGAAGGAGAATTGAGATATGGCACCGACCCTAACTTCCCCCAACGTCGACAACCTCCAGGTTGGCAAGGGGATCGTCAGCTTCCAGAAGACCGGTGAGGTCACGTTCCGCGACATGGGCAACGTGTCCTCGCTCACGATCACGCCCGACATGACCACCCTGGAGCACTTCACTTCTCGCCTGGGCACCAAGTCCAAGGACCTGACTGTCGTCCTCGAGAAGAAGGGTACCGTCAAGATCACGATGGAGGAGATCACGGCGCACAACTTCGCGCTGATGGTCCTCGGCACCGTGGACGAGGCGGCCGTCGGCGGTCCCGAGGTCGAGATCTTCTCTCAGAACGTGGTCACGGGGGCGCTCAAGTTCGTCGGCACGAACGACGTCGGTCCCAAGATCACGGTCGACCTCTACCACATCTCCATCACGCCCGATGGCGACATCGACCTCATCTCGGACGAGTGGAACCAGATGGAGCTGACCGCCGACATGCTGGCGGCCAACGACGGGCCGAATGCCGGCAAGTTCGGCCTGGCCAAGTGGACGAACGTCGAGCCGGCGAGCTGATCCGGCTGACGCACGAGATGCCAGGCGGGGCGGTCCCGCCTGGCTGGAAACTGCTGACAGCAGAAGGAAGACACTGAGATGGTATCACTAGTCGACATCGGTCCCCTCCGGGACAAGGTCACAATCCGCAACCAGGTCGTCGAGACCCAGGGCGCCTCCGCGGCGGTCATATTCGAGCTCCTGGCGGATAGTGACGAGCTTCGCCGCATCTTCGCAGAGCGGTCCCTCGAGGGGGACATGGTCATGAGCTTGATCCAGAAGGCGCCGCTGGCCATCGCTCAGCTGATCGCCGCTGGGACGGGGAAGATGGGCGACGCGCCGACGATCGAGTACGCGTTTCGCGAGCTGACGGCAGGCGAGCAGTACGACCTCGTCAAGTCGATCCTCGGCATGACATTCCCCCGGGGCCTCCG